CCTATAATTTATATTATGTTAAATTAAAATGTTTTATTATGAAAATTATTTGGATTAAAATTGTCGATGTAATCGTTAAAAACGTGTTACCTGTAGTGGTTCAATTATTAGTAGATTTATTAGACAAAAAGGTAGAAAATGAAAAAGCGAAAATTGAACTTCGTTAAGAAGTCTATAAGAGTTCTGCTCTTGCTTATACCTTTCCTATTCTCCTTATTAAGGAGGTCTATAGATGTGATGGATAATAATTTACAAAAGTTATCTGCTAAGTTATTAGATAAGTGTAAGTTATCTGACTATGAAAAGTTGAAACCAGAAGAAATGTATGAAATGTTATAACTATGGAAGCATTAAAAAATAATGTAAACTTCAGTAAGTTTGATTTATCCCATACTCATAAGACGAGTATGGATATGGGACAAATTGTCCCTATTGCTTGTATTCCTACCCTGCCCGGTGACAAAGTAAATGTAGATGTAGATGCATTCATTAGAGGAATGCCTACTATTGCTCCTATTATGGATAAGGTAGATATAAAAATAAATCATTTTTATGTGCCTTATAGAGTTCTATGGTCTAGGTTTGAGGAGTTTATCTCTCATTCTGATAAACATAAGTTAAGAGGAGATGAGAAACCTACTATTCCTGTGTTTGATGCCTATAACTTATCTTTAAGTTATAAGGACAAATTAAAGAAGTTAAAGGCTATGCCTGAAAGTGCTAAGTTTAAGTATTTCCCTCTTATGGAGACTTATAGTGCTAAATATCAACTTGGAAAGTTGGCTAATTATTTAGGATTGGATACTCAGATTATGCCTGATAAGGAAAATGATACTACCCATAAAGATTTGATATCATTAATGCCAATTTTGGCATATAATAGAATATTCTTAGACTATTATGCTCCGCAAAGATGGGTTAATTACTTTACCCAAAATAATACTTCCCATTGGTTCATGAAGTTGTCCAAGTTAATGGAGACTATTAAGAATAGTAATAACTATAAGCTAACTGGTTCTACTGGTGGTACTAATACTGGCGATTTAATGGATTTCTTTGGATTGTCTGGTGTTGGTTATGGCTTCAATGATTTTGAAGACGATATTACTGCATTGCTGTCTATTAAGAATGTATACTGGAATCAAGATTATTTCAGTTCGGCTCTGCCAGAACCTACCCTGTTTGGAGATGTTAAGTTACCGCTGTTTACAGAGGATACTCCAGATAATAAGAAACACTTAATAGTTTCTGGCGGTTCTCATATGGAGTTTGCTAATTCTGGTAATTTTGCTAACGCTTCAGATATTAAGCATAATAATACAGTATTGTCTACTATTAGAGACTTGAGAAAGTCTATTAGTCTTCAGCATTATTTTGAGACACTTTCACAAAGTGGAGGTCGTTATTTAGAGACTATGGAGGTAATGTTCGGAAAGAGATTACCAGATGATATGTTGAGTTATTCTGAATACCTTGGAGGTTCAGTAATTCCATTATTTGTAAATGAAGTAGAGCAGACTGCTCCTGCTGTTGTAGGTAATAAACAGACTTATTTAGGAGACTTAAGTGGTAAGCCTGTTGCTGCTGGAGATACTGAAAATGTGTTCTTTGAAGCTGATGAATACGGAGTATATATGTGTATGGCTCACATAGTGCCTAAGCGTAGTTATGCCCGTCACTTTAATAGAGCATGGAGAGAGTTGGATGCTTTGGATTTGCCAAATCCTGCATTTGAAGGACTTGGAGACCAAGCCGTTTATATGTATGAATTAGGTAATTCTACAAAGAGTATTGCTAATAATATATTTGGATATGTTCCTAGATATGCTCACTATAAGACTGTGTTAGACAGATATTCTGGAGAAATGGAGCATACATTGAGACAATGGCATTTAGGAGATGGAGATAAAGCAACTATTGCTAGTGCTAATAATGGTATAAGTCCTAGGACTTTCTTGTGTAAACCAAGAAATGATATATTCCATGTTCCTGATGAACCTGATAAGTTCATATGTACTTATAATATAAAGATAGATGCTGTTCGTCCTTTGGCGTATGAAGCACCTGTTGGAGTTAGTAGAATTTAGTGTAATTTAAAAATTTAAAGTTATGAGTAGTAATAGAGGTAGACGAAGATTTAATTTAAGTCGTGGAGGATTTAGATTGTCATAGTAATTGATATGTTGATGTTCTGGGAGTAAAGATGAATAATAGTAGTTTTTGCTCCCTTTTTTACAAAAAAAGGCGCACGCTCCCCTTGATTTAAGTAGTGCGCATTGACACCTAATAATGTCAATGGATAATAACAATAAAAAAAAGAAAACATGAAAAGAGAAAGTAATAGTTTCAAAGATTATGATTTTGATTTAAAAAAATATCAAGAAGAGCAAAGAGAATTATTTAAAAATTCAGAAAGTGAGGTATATGTAAAACCTGTAGATACTTCTGTATCTTCCCTTGTTCAAAGAGGAGTAGTTGCTGATAATAGTAAGTTGGTATATGGAGAAGACCTGCCCCCTATGTCTAAGATGTCGTTAATGGAGCTTCATAAAATGAAGCAGTCAATGGCTGATAATATTCAATATTTAGAGGCTGATTTGGAGAAACAAAAAGAGATGATGAAACAGATAGAGGCTGTAGAGGCTGTAGAGAATGTAGAACCTAAAGAAGAATAATATGGACCCAGCTACTATAATTTCTGGAATAAGTGCTGGATTATCGCTGTTCGGCGGTATGGCAAATAGACAGTCTCAAGAGAGACAAAATATAAGGAATTTAAGGGCTCAGGCTTTTGAAAATGAGAGAAATAGGCAGTTTGCCCTTGATATGTGGAACAAACAGAATGAATATAATCTTCCTACTAATCAGATGCAAAGGCTAAGAGATGCTGGAATAAATCCACATCTTGCGTATTCTAATGGTCAGCCCATGAATACTTCTAATGCTCCCGCTTCCCCTACTGGTATAGGTTCTATGCCCCAAGGTGTAGCCCCCCAGATGAATATAGGAGAGGTATTTAATGCCCTGCTTACTTCTGCCCAAGTAAAAAATATGAATGCACAGACTGAAAAGACTATTGCAGAGAAAAAAGAGGTAGAGAGTAGAACTCAAGGTATAGATAAGGATAATAAGGTAAAAGATATAGAATTAACCTATAAAGAGCGTGAGATACTTGCTAATATTGGAGTTACTGAAGGTCAAATTGATACTATTAAGTCTAATTTAGAGACTGCTAAAATTACAGATGATAAGTTAAGAAAGGAAATAGAGAATATAGAGGCTAACACTGCAAAGACTAAGCAAGAGAAAGAAAATTTGGAAAAAAATCTTGTTCTTATTGGTGCTCAAGTTCTTAATATCTTAGAGGATACGGAGTTAAAAAAAGCCCAAAGAGGTCTAGTTGATATACAGAAAGGAAATGTTCAACAACAAACTAAGTTATTGTTGGCTCAAACTGGTATTGCGCAAACTGAGCAAAGATATAAGGCTAGAGAAATAGAGGCTGCTATAAATGAAGCTAAGATGAGATTAAAAAAAGCTGGTGTTGAAATTAGTGATATAGAATTCAAACAATTAAGTGGTATTATAGGAAGTTTGATTAAGTATGTTAAAGATGGTAAAGATACTATGTCTATGAGTTCATTACCTTAATTAGTTACTATGTGTCTATCTCCACGATTTATAAAGACAAAAACAAAAGGTGCTGAAAATTATATTGGAAAATTATACTTTTCCGATGATAGAGGTAATCCCTGTACGCTAGTTCCCTGTGGAAAATGTGTAGAGTGTAAAAATTTGTATATTGAGCAATGGCAAATACGCTGGAAAGAGCAAATAAAGGATAGTGTAGATGGTTCTTGTTATATGCTTACTCTTACTTACAATGATGAAAATTTACCTACTGAGGTAATAGATGAGGAAACTGGAGAGGTTATTAGTGAGGTTACAACCTTAAGATATAGTGATGTTACTAAGTTCTTAAAGAGATTGCGTAAGCGTCAAGATAAATATATTAAAGATAATGGATTAGAGCCTGTTGCTATTAAGTATCACTACTGCGGTGAGTATGGCACAAAGTCCACTAGACGCCCTCATTATCATATGGTGATTACAAATGTAATTCTCCCTATAGATGGTATAGGTGATTTCAAAAATAATACATTCAATGAAATATGGAAAAATGGCCATGTTCATGTTGGCACTGATGTTACAGAAAAGAGTTTAAAATATATATTAAAATATACCTTAAAAAATGTTTATTCACAAGATGAAAAGGAAACGATTTCACAAACCGAGACGATTACGAGAAGTTATTGTGGAGCTACTCGCTTCGATGATGTGCCAGAATTCCACAAGTTCAGTGAAAGAGAAATAATAGATTATTGGGATGATGTGCTTGAAAGAGATAGAAATATATACTTTGATTTACCCTTTAGTAGGTCTGATGATAAAAGCTTTAATAACTTTTGCTTGGATTTTTTGGAGCAAAAGAAAAAAGAAGTAGAAACTATTCAGGAAGAATATAAGGTAAGAAATATTTGTAAAATATATAAAAATGGAAAAAATAAAGGTCGTATTGTAGAAAAAGCTGTATGTTCTAAAGGTATAGGTAAAGGATATCTTACTGATAAAAATATTAGTTATCACTTGCAAAATCTTAATTTAGGATATATGGATTTCCAAGATGGCAAAGGATTTAAGGAAAAACCATTACCGAGATATTATAGAGATTATATATTTAATCCTATTTTAAAAATAGATGAGAAAAAGGACTATTATAGGTCTATTGGTCTTGTTCCTACTAAGGAAATGTTAAAACGGCAAATTAGAAAATATAGAGAATGTGATGATGATTACGAAAGTTCGTTTATCTACAAAAAAAGACTGATTATGTTCAGTCGTAATGTTCAAGAGTTCCTAGAGACTAAAGCCCATATAGATAAAGTAGGTGAAGAAAATTATTATAAAGAGCGTGAAGCGTATTTATCGGTAAAAAGTCAGAATTATATGTTTAATGTATCGAAATATTTGGCTGGTATTTCAAAAAGAGAGCCTGATTTTGTTGCGTAATTAAAAATTATTATTATATTTGCATATGGATTATGTGTTAGTTTTAGTTGTTACGCTAATATTTGTTTTCTTTTTTTTAAGAAATCAGAAAGACAATAAATAAATTTTTTTTTTTTTTTTTTT